AACCAGCGAGACCACCTATAGAACAATTTCTATCGGATGTTCGTGGTCAGGGGATATTACAAACTTTAAACCCTAATTTAAAAAACGACCCAGTATTTCAAAGAGTTTCTTCAGTTTTAGACGCTATAGTACCAAAGCCTGACGACCCGTTGTCCGTGCTCGGTGGTGCTAAAGCAGCTAGTTTCTTTTCAGACGTTCCGCCTATGTTAGTAAGAAAATTAATGAACGCGTATAAAAAACGTGATGACGCTTTTCTTGGAATAAAAAGAGAAGCTGATAATGTAAGAGTAGATGGAAAATCTGCTGTAACAGGTGAATTAAAAGAAAGAGCAAAATTCACTAAAGCTAATAAAGAAATAAAAGAAGTAGCTGACCAAATATTTAAAGAAACAGGAAAGAAAGTACCTACAGAGTTTACTGCTTCGAATATTGCTAACCCTAGATTATTAGGTTTAGAAAGTTTAGTAAAAGACCCCAGTAATATATTCCATGGTAGTACTACAAAAGGTATACCACAATTACTTTTAAACCCGAAAGGTAGTTCTCCAGGAGGACTTTATTTTACAGATGAATTTTTAGATTCTAGATTAAGAGATTATGTTTTTCGACCCTCCGAAGGAGCAGGTTCAGCTTATGTCGTTAAACCTGATTTTAAAAATACTATAGTAGCGGGTAATTTAGATAAAAAGACAGATAAATTATTTAGACAAATGGAAAAACAGCTTACTAAAGATAATAACTTTAACGAAGCTGCTTTTCAATTAAGTCAAACTCGTGCACCGATATTAGGCGGAGCACCCACAGGTTTTACTGAAAAAGCAGGTGAATTATTAAAAGATAAAGGTATAGATTCTATAAGGTACCCGTCCAGAAGAAGTAACCAATCAGATACTTTAGTTTCAGTAAGCCCTGAACTAAATACAAAAATTTTAGACGAACTATCTTTAGCAGAACTTGATGAATTAGTTAGAAGGTTATCAGGTAACAAATAATGTTATAGAATAAAACAGCTATGCCAAGGAAAAAAGAAAAATCAATTAGACGTACTACAGGTAAAGGCGGTAATTATAGACCGACTAAAGCTGGTGCAGGAATGACTAAAAAAGGTGTTGCCGCCTATAGACGTAAAAATCCTGGAAGTAAATTAAAAACTGCTGTTACAGGTAAAGTTAAAAAAGGCAGTAAAGCTGCAAAAAGAAGAAAGTCATATTGTGCACGTTCAGCAGGACAGATGAAGAAGTTTCCGAAGGCAGCAAAAAATCCTAATTCTAGGTTGAGACAAGCAAGACGAAGATGGAAGTGTTAAATGCCAAAACATAGTAAAAAAGGTAAAAGTAAACGTCCAGGATTATGGGCTAATATTCATGCAAAACGTAAACGTATAAAAGCTGGTAGTAAAGAACGTATGCGTAAACCAGGAAGTAAAGGTGCCCCAACTAAAAAGAATTTTAAACAAGCAAGGTCAACATCTAAGAGAAGGAGGTAGGTATGGCTGAAAAAAGAGCGAAAAGAAAGAAAAAAGCTGATAAGAAAGGTGGTGCTAAACCAACTAACCCAGCTTTGTATGCTAGAGTAAAAGCAGAAGCTAAACGTAAATTTAAAGTTTACCCTTCAGCATATGCTAACGGTTGGTTAGTAAGAGAATATAAAAAACGTGGCGGTGGTTACCGTAGTTCCTAATGGCTAAACCTAAAGGCGGATTAACTGCTTGGTTTGGTAAAGGACCAAAAGGCGATTGGGTAGATATAGGAGCACCTAAGAAAAAAGGTAAGTTCCAAAAATGCGGTCGTAAATCTGCTAAAGGTAAATCTAAAAGGAAATACCCTAAATGTGTTCCACGAGCTAAAGCTAGAACTATGACAGCTGCACAAAGAAAAAGTGCGGTACGTAGAAAAAGAGCAGCAGGGAATCCAGGAGGCAAACCTACTAACGTAAGGACTATTGTTAAAAAGAGGAAAACCAATGGCAGAAAAAAGAAAAAAGCGTAGTAAATTAAAACAACTAACGCAAAGACAAAAAGATACTTTAAAAAAGCATAGCAAACATCACACGGCTAAACATATGACCGAAATGAGAAAAATGATGAAAGCGGGTAAAACTTTTACTCAAGCTCATAAAGGTGCTATGAAAAAAGTAGGAAAATAAATTGTCTGAAAATTTTAGGGAACGACTTCAGGCTCTAAAAGAAATTGATATTTCTACTTTTTCTACAACGGAAGCAAAAGAATTCACACTGCTTTTAGAACAATTAGAAAAAAGAGAACATCAAGAAAACTCCACTAAAGATTTTTTAGGTTTCGTAAAAGCAATCTGGAAAGATTTTATTTCTGGAGACCACCACGTAAAAATGGCAAAAGCATTTGACGATATTGCTACGGGTAAATTAAAAAGATTAATTATTAATATGCCTCCTAGACATACTAAGTCTGAATTTGCTTCGCATTTATTTCCAGCTTACTTATTAGGTAAAAATCCTAAACTAAAAATTATTGAGGCAACACACACCGCTGACCTTGCAGTAAATTTTGGTAGAAAAGTTAGGGACTTAATTGACGGTGAAGATTATGCAGAACTTTTTCCTGAAACAGAACTAAAAGCAGATAGTAGAAGTGCAGGAAAATGGCTTACTAATAAAGGCGGTGAGTATTATGCCGCAGGTATCGGGGGTGCTTTAGCAGGAAGGGGAGCAGATTTGTTTATTATTGATGACCCACATTCGGAACAAGACGCTATGTCAGATAAAGCATTAGAAGAAGCATACGAATGGTATATGTCTGGACCTCGACAAAGGTTACAGCCTGGAGGTGCAATAGTAATAGTTATGACCCGTTGGAATAAAAAAGACTTAACGGGTAGGTTAATTAAGAAAATGGCACAAGAAAAAGGAGCTGACCAATGGGAAGTTATTGAGTTTCCTGCGATTTTACCCTCAGGAAAACCATTATGGAAAGAATTTTGGAAATTAGAAGAACTTGAAGGTATAAAAGCGTCAGTAAGTCCGTCTAAATGGGCGGCTCAATACATGCAAAGACCTACGGGTGAAGGTATTTCTATTATTCCTAAAGATTGGTTTAACGTTTGGGAAGAATTAAAACCACCAAAATGTGATTATTTAATACAAAGTTACGATACTGCGTTTTTAAAAAGCGAAAGGTCAGACTTTACAGCTATAACAACGTGGGGAGTTTTTTATCCAGAAGGTAAAATAGGTGAAGAAACGTATTCTGGTGATGAAGCCCACTTAATTTTAGTAGATTGTATAAAAGAAAGGTTTGATTTTCCAGAATTAAAAAACGAAGCATTACGTTTATACGAATATTGGCAACCCGATACAGTAATTATTGAAGCAAAAGCGTCAGGTATACCTTTGGTACAAGAACTTAGACGTATAGGTATACCCGTAAATACATTTTCTCCAGGAAAAGGTCAAGATAAAATAGCAAGATTAAATTCTGTATCACCTATTTTTCAAGACGGTAGAGTTTGGGTACCTGATAATAGATTTGGTGAAGAACTTATGGAAGAAGTTAGTGATTTTCCAGCAGGAGAAAATGATGATTTAGTAGACGCTACAACTTTAGCACTCGCTAGATTTAGAGAAGGTGGCTTTTTGAAGTTATCAAGTGATTATTATGACGACGAGGATTACTTTCCTACTTCAAGGGTTTATTATTAAGTAAATAAAGATTATGATTTCGGACTATGGCTATTGAAAAATCCCCTTTAGAGTCATCTATGGAAGATGAAACTCCTATTGAGATAGAATTAGAACAAAGTTTAGGAGAACCTGACGGTAGTAAAACTTTTTTAGTACAAGAAGACGGTTCTTTTTTAGACGCTGACGAATTCGAAGAACAAAGTAGAATTGAGTTCGGTGAAAATATAGCAGAATCACTAGATGAAGGAGAACTAAACGAAATAGCTTCAGAATTAACTTCACTTTTTGAAGAAGATTTAGAATCTAGAGACGATTGGTTTCAAACTTTTACAAAAGGATTAGATTTATTAGGTATAAATGGAGAAGATAGGTCAGAACCTTTCGTTGGAGCGTCTGGAGTTCATCATCCAATACTAGCAGAAGCAGTTACACAGTTCCAAGCACAAGCATATAAAGAATTACTTCCCGCAGGAGGACCTGTAGACGTAGAAATTTTAGGAAAAACGGATGATAACAAAGTTTCTAGGGGAAATAGAGTAAAAAACTTCATGAATTACCAAATTACGTGTCGAATGGAAGAATACGACCCAGAAATGGACCAATTATTGTTTTATTTACCGCTTTCTGGTTCAGCTTTTAAGAAAATTTACTACGACCCCGCTTTAGGACGTGCTTCAGCAAGATTTATTAAAGCAGAAGACCTTGTTGTACCGTATTACGCAGTAGATTTACTTACAAGCCCAAGAATTACTCACGTAATTAATATGACTGAGAATGAATTACGTAAAATGCAACTTTCTGGGTTTTATAGGGACGTAGATTTAGGAAATCCAGGAGCAGATATAGGTTCTAATGAAGTAGACGATAAAATTGATGAAATACAAGGTATTAGTAAAACAATTAGTGAAGAAGAATACACTTTACTAGAAGTTCATGTTGATTTAGACATAGAAGGTTACGAAGATACAGATAAAAATGGTGAACCGACAGGATTAGCGTTACCTTACATAGTAACTATCTGCAAAGATATGAATAAAGTTTTATCTATAAGAGCTAATTACGATAAAGAAGACCCAATGCGTAAAAAGATAGAACACTTTACACATTACAAGTTTCTTCCAGGATTAGGTTTTTATGGTTTTGGACTTATTCACATGATGGGTGGATTAACTAAATCTGTTACTGCAATATTAAGACAACTAATAGACGCAGGAACTTTATCTAATTTACCAGCAGGTTTTAAATCTAGAGGATTAAATATTCAAAGAATGGATGACCCATTACAACCTGGAGAATGGAGAGACGTTGACGCTCCTGGTGGTAGACTAACAGATTCGTTTATGACGTTACCATATAAAGAACCTTCGGGAACTTTAGCTAATTTATTAGGTGCTTTAGTAACTTCTGGAAAACAATTCGCTTCTACTATAGAAAATCCGACTGGAGATGGAAATTCCGAAGCACCAGTAGGTACAACCGTAGCTCTTTTAGAAAAAGGGCAACGTATTATGTCTGCAATACATAAAAGATTACATTATGCTCAAAAAACTGAATTTAAAATTTTAAAAAGAATATTTGGTGAGTATTTACCAGATGAGTACCCTTACGAAGTACAAGGTGCTTCTTCTACAGTTTTTAAACAAGATTTTGATGATAGTGTAGATATTATTCCTGTAAGTGACCCTAATATCTTTAGTACAACACAAAGAATTACATTAGCACAGACGCAACTGCAATTAGCACAATCAGCACCTGAATTACACGACTTACGAGAAGCGTATCGTAAAATGTATTTAGCATTAAACGTAAAAAATATAGAAGCGTTATTACCTGAGGTAGAAGAAATACCGCCAAGAGACCCTATTAGTGAACAACAAGCAGCACTAACAGGTAATCCTATAAAAGCGTTTGATTTTCAAAACCACGAAGCGTATATAGCAGCACATAGTGCTTTTTTACAAAATCCAATGGTTGCTCAAAACCCTACAGCTTTACAAGTTATAGGAGCTAATATACAAGAAAGACAAGCTATGCTTTATAGACAACAAATACAACAAGCGTTAGGTAGAGAGCTACCGCCAGTTGGAGAAGAAATGTCTCCAGAGGTTATGAATGAAATAGCAGTAGCAGCAGCTCAGGCAACACAAGTAGTAACAGGTCAAGCACAAGCTATGGCAGAAGCACAAGCTAGAGCACAAACAGACCCACAAAGAGAAATGTTTGAGAAACAGTTAGACTTCGAAAAACAACAATTAGCTCAAAAAGAAAATGAAGATATAAGAGATAAAGAAGTAGAATTAGCTAAAGCTCAATTAAGTGCTAATTTAGAATTAGAAAAGCTAGATACTCAAACAGCTATAGATATTCAAAAATTAGAAGCACAAACTCAAAAAGATTTAGATAAAGATTTTATAGAAACAGTAAAAGTTTTAAAAGACATGGATAGATAATGGCATATCATAAAAAGAAAAAGAAAAAGAAAAAGAAGACTAGTAAATAATCAAAAGATTAACATATAATACACGGATTATGGAAAATAAGATAAAAGAAGTAAAGCAATCAAAGCTGATTACTGATTCCGAAGGGAAAGTTGTAGGTGAGGAAATCCAAATAAAAGGCTCAGGTGCAGCAACAAAAGGAAACAAGTTTTATAGATACATTAAGTAATTAATGGATTTTATAATGGGTACGGAGTATCTACTCCGTAAGGTGCGAGAGAGACGCGAAGCTCTTTCGCAGACACTTGCTGTTGGAGGTGTTGAAGACTTTAATCAATACCAGAAGATAGTAGGGCAAATCGCAGGATTGAATTTCATTGAACAGGAAATTCAAGACCTACATTCTAATATGGAGGATGTTAATGACTAATACTGTTCCCGACCGAGTAGAAAACTTCGGTAGCGATAAAACTCCTGTTCCTCAGGAGCCAAAAATCACTCACGAAAACTTAGACTCGCATAAAGAGCGATTACCCAAACCAACGGGTTATCGAATTTTAATATTACCTTTCACTATGTCTAGTATAACTAAGGGTGGAATACACTTAGCTTCACAGACCGTAGATAAAGAAAGGTTAGCAACCGTTGTTGGATATGTCGTATCTCTTGGACCTGACGCATATGGTGATTTAGGAAAATTTCCTGATGGAGCTTGGTGTAAGGAAGGAGATTGGGTTATATTCGGTAGATATGCTGGTGCTCGTTTTCAAATTGATGGTGGCGATATGCGACTGTTAAATGATGACGAAATATTAGCAGTTATCGATAATCCAGAAGACATACTATCATCATAATCATGGAGGAGGTACCATGCAACAAGAAGAAGAAAAAATAGAACTAGAACTCCCTGAAGGGGAAGTTGATATAAGGGAGGCAGATGTAGACGATACTATCGTTGATGAGCCTGAACAAGAACCAGAAGTAGTAGAAACTAAAGATGAATTAGATTCTATAAGTGATTCAGTACAAAAACGTATTGATAAACTAACTTATAAAATGCGTGAAGCAGAACGTCAAAGAGACGAAGCTGTAAAATACGCTGAAACTTTAAATAGTGCTAATTCTGATTTAAAAAGTAAATTAAAAAGTTCTGACTCATCCCTTTTCAAAGAGTATGAAAATAGGATACAATCTGACCTCGAAAGAGCCAAAATTGAGCTCAGAGAAGCAAATGAAGCACAAAATGCAGAAGCGATTACAGTCGCCACAGAAAATCTATCTAGAGCAGCCGCTGAAGCTGAAAACTTTAGAAGGTTATCTGCACAACAACAGCTTAGAGAAGAAAGTGAAGAAAAAGTTGAGACTGAGTACACTGCTCCACAGCAGTATTCACAACCTCAACCACAGCCTGACCCTAAAGCTGAAGAATGGGCTTCTAAAAACAAATGGTTCGGAGAAGACCAAACCATGACGTTTACTGCTTTCGGATTACATAAAGAATTAGTGGATTCAGGTGTTGACCCACAATCTGATGAATATTATGAAAAAATAGATTCAGGTATGAGAGACATCTATCCAAACAAGTTTTCAGAAGAGCAACCTAAACCCGTGCAACAAGTTGCCGCCTCTAGCAGAGGTGCTAGTGGCAGAAAAGCGTCACGCAAGGTCAAGCTGACACCGAGTCAAGTAGCAATAGCTAAAAGACTTAATGTTCCGCTTGAAGAATATGCTAAACATATAGAAAAAGGAGTATAAAATGACAGATGATATTAAAAACCCAGAAGTCAGCCCAGAGCGAAACTCACGTTCTGCAGAGACACGAGAATCTCAAACTCGCAGAAGACCTTGGCAACCCCCGTCCATGTTGGACGCACCCGAAGCACCTCCTGGATATCAGTTCAGGTGGATTCGTGAATCTACAAGAGGAAGCGACGATAAATCTAATATGTCTAAACGTATTAGAGAAGGATATGAACCTGTGAGAGCAGAAGATTATCCT